CCTAAGAACACAACTATACACTATACACTCAAAACTTATAGACGTGTTCTTAGTTTTTGTTGATTATTTTTTCCATCCGGGAACTGATTTTTTAGGTTTAACATTACCGCCGGAATCTTTTATTATTGATGACGTTGCCGTATTGCAGCTATTCTTATGAATCTTATATTTCTCCGGCTTCTTCGCTTCGTAGTCTTTTGCAGCCTTCATAACATCTTCATCAAATTCCGCAACCGTTTTACCTTCCGGTACTGGAACTTCTTGAGGACTGTATTTTTTTAGGTTTGTTTTTACCTTTTTCTTCTCAGACCTTTTAGACTCGTAATCCGTATGTCGAACATTATTCCCAAAGCCTAAAGAGCTAGAACTACTTTTTATAACGCTATGTTCAGGTCCAGATTCAAAAACAGCATCTACTTGAAATGTTGGATCTTCTATGGGTTTATCTGTAACAACAATCAAAGAATGAATATACTTTGTTCCCATTACTTTTGTACCTCCAAGATAAGTTTCACCGCCGGTGATAAGACTCGCTTCTTGCGAAGTTAGCTCAATACCATCAAAACCAGCAAATAAATTCTTTTTGCTATTTGTTTCCAATCCAAAAGCGGACATAGCAAAAACCACCAGTACCATCAATGTTAATGTACTTTTCTTCATGTGTATTACCTCCTACACTCCATGAGTATATAAAAAATTAGCTTTCTTGCCAAGCGTTCAAGCAATGCGAACTCAACTTTTGCTTTTACGTCCATTTGTCCTTTAAGCGGCACGGTGCCATTGTCGGCTTTAATGTCGATTTGTGAGGCGCTAAAACTTATTTTAACTCCACGGGCTACACTCATATCAACGAGGTTTTTGAGCGTCCAGTCGTGCTTGACGGTGTTGATTTGAACAGGGCTTTTTGTGATTTCGATTTTTGCACTTCCAAGCACCATACTGTTCGGGTTTTTCGATGTTGTTAAATCCATAAAAACATTTCTCCTATTTTGTTTTTTGTTTTGTGATGATTAAAACCGCGTTAAGTTTTAATCCCTATGATTGTGCTCGATGTTAAATTCAAGCTCCAATATCCAAGTTTCAGTGTACGAGTACGAGCGAGGCTCGATTATGTCTAAAAAAATTTCGTCATCGGGCTTTATCGCCTGCGGGTAACATAGCCCGTAAAATTTCGCCTCTTCGTCAATTGTGAAGTTTTGCACTTCGTCAAAAAATAGTGCAGCTTTTAACGAGCGTTCAAGACAATCGTTAATTGCGGTGTTGCTTGCTGGTATTTCTGCGAAAAGCTCAGCACGCAAACGTAGCCTCGCCCGTCCGTTTCCGATAATCACGGGGTGCGGTAAAAACGAAAGCTCAAAATGAAACTTTTCGCTTTTAACTTCGGACGGCAAAATAACAACTTGCGTGTCGGTTGCTTCACGTAGCCTTTTTGCAAAAGCCTCGGCAATTTTCAAGTAATTATTTTGCATAGTACGCCTCCGTCATTTTTTCAATTTGTTTAAGCTCTTCTTCTGTTAACGTCATATACTCACGTTTTGGAATTACTATTTCTTTTTTGAGAATGTAAGCAACAAAAGGCTTTGCGTTTTTGTCTTTCTTGCACATTATCACGTTGCTCCGCTCGCTGCTATTTCTTTTTTTTGGGCGGTATACAGAATAGCCTGCTTGCCTTAACGCTTCGATTGCGTCTTTTACGCTGCGGTATTTTGCACTGTGTTTTGCGATGCTGTACGTTGCAGGGAGCGCAAGGTGCTTTGAGTTTTTCGGCGTGATAATACCGCCGTCGTTAAGGATGCGGGCGTAAGGTACGTTCGTTGCAACAATCGCGGCGTGGGTTGTGTGCATAGCGTGTAAGCTCGCCCGCAAATTGCCTGTCATTCCTTTTAAGGTGTTACTACCGCCTTTTACGGCAATCGTTAAAGGGGCGTTAGCAGGCTGTATATTGCTTTCGATACGTTTTTGAATTTTACTCAAGGCATAAAGCGATATCGACGCTGCAAGCTCTTTTGTGCCTTTTTCAAAGTTAGGCAATTTTACACTTTGGACTTCTTCAATACTTAATTGCATTTTTAGTTTTTCCTTTTTGTGATTGCTGCAAGTGGTACACGTTCATCCTTTGCTTTTTGGATATCTTTGTATCGGGTGCTGATTATATCGCGGGCTTTTTCTAACCACTTTTCAGCACCTGTCGTATCTCCGTTGTATAAATACAATTCATAAATCGTAAGGTGCGAAACAATTAGCCTTTGCGTTTTAGAGTAAAGCGTAAAAAGAACGCCTACAAGGTGCAAAAGATTTGCCGTAAGCGTTTTCGCCCGCCCGATACATTCTGCCGTGATTTTATTTTCAGCTGTTTCGTCATTGTTGCCTGTTAGCTCAAAATATAACTTTGTGCTGATAAGGTTTTGAATTTCATCGACGGTTAAATCGGGGGCTGGTATTGCTTTGATGTGTTCGGCGTTGTTAGCGTCAAAGTCCTCTGGCGTTTCTGGTATTAAATCCAAATAGTCCTGCATACTCTTTGCCCCCTTTTTCCGTTACGCTATATACTTTTTGATAACCGACTTTGAAACTGCAAAAGCAGGAAACGGCTTTGAGCTTGAAAAGATTTTAATCCCGCTAGGGTCTTTGCTCTCTTCGTAGTTTACAAAAAACTGCAACGGCTGCAACTTGCTATCAAGTTCGTCCAGTGCTGCGTAGAAAAGCTTTCCAGTGTTTTTCAAGTCAACGGTTTGCATCTTTTTCGGGTCGATTACGTTATTAACGTCCGTCTTTCCTGGTACGGTGTAGGTGTTTGGGACCAGCATAATTTTATACTTACCAAAAAGCACCATTCCGTAGTCCGTCCACTGCACGGGGACGGCACTTTGTGCGGTTGTAACGATTGTTAAAATCGTTGAATAAACGTCCGAGCCTGCAAGGAAGCGGATGTCTGCACTTGCCGACGTTTGCACCTGAGCAACAAAATGCGCTTCAAGGGCTTTTTGTAAATCGCCAAGCGATGAGGTCGCTGTGAGCGTTGAGGCAGCGGCGGTTTTGAGTTTTCCGATTTTTACGGAGTACGGGACGCTTCCAAAACTTCCTGTGTTGGCGGGGTAGTCAATTTCGCCAGACAGTGCTTGGCAGCATAAAATCTCAACCGTTTTAGCCGTGCGGTCTCTAAGCTCTTTTACCGCTTCGGTGAGTTTTGCCTCGATGCTGCTTGTTTCTCCGAGGCTGATTAAATCGTTAAGCTCTCGCCCCAAAATGAATTTTGAAATTGCAATTGGGTGGACTTCAGTAACTGAAACATCCTGGGCATCTTTACCGACGGGGTAGGACTGCGAGCCTCGTTTTGTAATAGGGACTGCACCCGTTTCATTTGCGATGTCTGAGATGGCAATGTAAGGCGATGTTTTTTGCTCTCGCACTGCGGGCGGAAAAATTAAGTCCGTCATCGGCGTGAAAAGTTTTGGCATTTCACTCACGGTTTTGCTGAATTTGTCAAGGGACAAAAAAGATTTGATACTGTTTGTTACGTTGATGTTCATAAAAAAATTCTCCTAAAAGTTTTTGTTAAAATTTACACAAGGTAAATACCCGCGACACGAAACTCTTGCCTTCGTTTTGTCGCCTCTTGCTCGTTTGCGTCTTGTATCGTTGCCCCCGTGTCATCAAGCACGTTTTCTTTTTTTACGGCACCAAAAACGAGGACGTTGACGGTGCTGTCCTTTGTTTTATCCTCGATTGCGTCAAGGCAAATGCCGACAAAAATCGAGCTAGCCTCTTTTGTGTGCGTTAGCGTCATCGAGGTGTCGTTTTCAGTATAAAGGCAAGTGCCTTCTTTGATGTTTTTCAATCCGTCTTTTACATTATAAGGCTGGATAATGTAAAAATCGCTTGCGATGATTGAAGACTGTGAAATACTGATTTTTCCTAAGTTTCCGTTAATCATTGTTTACTCCTTAATTTGATTAAAATGCTTTTCCAATGAGCCTTGCCGCTTCACTGTAAGAGACTGTTTCTTTTTGGGAAGACGCTCCGCCGTCAGACAATGTAACTTCGTTTTGAAGATATCCGAGTGATGGCATTGTTTCAAAAACTTCCGTTAAAAGGTCAAAGCTCGAGCTTTTTGCTTTGCCGTCAGAAAGGGTGATACTATCCGAAAGGGAAAGCGAGCCAGAAACAAGGGCGAGTTTTTCGATGCCTGCTTTTGAAAGTTTACCCTCTGCGGCTTTCAAAAGTACGTCCCTTTTTGTCTTTCGCAAATTTTCGTAAAGCGTGCGGGTTGCAGGGCTTGCGTCTGATAGCTCGATTTCAGGGTGTTCGGCTGCAACCTTGTCGAGCTTTTCGGTTAGCTCTTTTAACTTTGCGGTAAGCTCTGCATTTTCTTTTTTGAGCTCTTCCGTGTCCGTGGACGCTGATGCTGCGTTTTGTTTTTGCAACTCGGCGTTCTGTTTTTCAAGCTCCGCGATGCGGGCTTTTAACTGTTCAAGTTCATTCATTTTATCTACTCCTATATCAGATAAATTTATGCTAGGAAATATAAGCGTTTCGGTTTGCGTGTCGCTTGCTGCTACCATTTCGGTGATTGTGTTTTTTAGGTCTTTTATCGCAGGCGGTTCTTCGCCCAAATATGCAAGGTGATGTAAATAATACTTACCGTTGCTATCTTGTTTGGCACCGATGGAGCAATCAGGGAAAAAGCCAGCGTTAACGGCTTCGTTTAGTTTGTCGTTTTCTTCGATGTCTGCAAAAAGAGAAGAGCCGACTAACTCGACGCTTTTCACGTTGCCAAGCCGCGGGGTGCGTGCGTTTATTTCGTGTCCGATGGTAACGGGGGCGGTGTGCATTGTCCGAAAGTTTTCGGCAATATCTGAAAGCATTTTTGCCGTTATCGTTACTGGCACGCCGTTACTCATAAAAGTCCCCGCGTGTGCGATTTCTCTTTTTCGTTGTTTCATCCCTTTTGTCCTTTTCAAAAGTGCGTTTCACAATGAGCGGAAAAACTTAAATAACGAGTGTGAAACACGGGTTTATTATATCATACAATGGACGCGTAAAAAAAATATTTTTACGCGTGAACGATGGTGTATAATAACGATATATTCAATTCTTAGCCGCCTGTGAGACGCACTTCCTCAACCTTCGTTTCAGGTCAATTTTACTCACCTTTAGATATTCTTGTTTTGCAGGCGGCTTCTTTTTTTAGTAAAAAGTCGAGGAATAGCAAATTATAATTTACTTTAGACGCTTAAAGTAAATTATATGAATTTATATTTTACTTTACTTTTCTTTATGGTTAAAAAATCTAGCAAATTTTACGCGTGGAACGTGTGATATAATGTTTTTAAGACATGATTATCCTCCAGGAAAAAAGTCTAGCCCGTGTGGATGCGTTTTTCACCTCCTTGGCGCGTTTGCACGGGCGTTTTTTTAGCGAGGGTTTTTTGGTCTAAAGGCGGTAAAACGAAATGACGCTGAACGAGTTTGTGTATAGGAATTTGAAAAAGGGTGTCGACTTTGACGGGCATTATGGGCTTCAGTGCGTGGATTTATTTAGGCAATATTGCCAAGATGTTTGGGATGTACCGCAGCCTGAAGGTGTAACGGGGGCGGTGGATTTTTTTACTAAATACGATAAAAAGCCTATTTTAAAAAAGCACATCGAGAGGCTTTCGTACCCTGCACATAAACCTGCGGAAGGCGATGCGGTAGTTTTCGGAACTGTTAGCGGTAACCCTTACGGGCATATCGGGATTGTGGTGGCGTCTTTTCCTCAGGCGGTGGTCGTTTTGGAGCAAGACGGATACAAGCAAGACGGCGTAAAAATCGAGTGGTATTCATACCGCAATGTTTTAGGTTTTTTGCGAAAAAGAAAGACGGCTTTGACGGAATAGGGCAGGCGGATAATGCAAGGTGAATTATTCGAGGCGGGTGGAGGCTATGTATCGCAGGCTTCACGTGTCAAAAAGTCGGCAACGTATGAAGAGTTCGTTGAAAAGTTCAAGCACAAAAAAACGACGGATGACTGTTACACGCCCGCCGATGTGTACGAGGTTGTAAAGGACTTTGCAGTTGAGCTTTGGAGGCGTGAGCATCCTGGAACGCCTTTTGTAATGCGTCCATTTTATCCTGGTGGTGATTACCAAAACGAAACATACCCAGAAAATGCGTATGTTGTGGATAATCCGCCTTTTTCGATAATGGCTAAAATTTTGGACTTTTACAAAAGCCGACACATTCCATATTTTTTGTTTGCTGATGGGAGGACTTTGTTTGCTTACTTTAGGGAATATCGTCCGATATCTTTTGTCGTTGTTGGCAATAATGTCGTTTATGAAAATGGTGCTAAAGTCAACACGGGCTTTATAACAAACGTGTTTGCACGTCCGCGGTTAATACTTTCGAAAGAGTTAGCCGCTAAAATCGCAATGTGTGAAAGTCAGCCAGATACAAAAAAGGTAAAGCGTGGTTACCGTGCGCGAGATTTTTATTCATCGCTTGATTTTTCGACGCTTGTAAAAAACTTTGGGCTAGATAGAGAATACAATATCGAAAATGCCCAAAAAAACGACGAGCCTTATAGTACACAGCTTTGTGTGCCAGACGCGGAGCTTCGAGATTTGGCAGAAATACAATGGTAGTGAGTAAAACATTCGGAGGAATTTATGAGTGATAACGACGAAATAATAAGAAAGTTAAACGCAATCATCGCGAAAAAAATGGAATTTGTTGATTTCGGTTATATGGAGTTTATATATAGCAAGTTGCCGTATATTCCGTTTTTTCATTACTTAGTTGCAAAAGACGAAACTTGTTTTATGGCTATAAACCTTGAAACGCAATTATTCACGGTCGACGACACTCAAAGAAAAGCGGTGGATTTTCTCTACGACTTGATAATGTCGCATATAAAAGACGTTGCAGAAAGGGGCGATTTTGCCCAACTCATTGAAACCGCGAAAAGCAATGTAATGGACGAATATTGGTGCAAGTATCGCGAGATGGAGTTTACCGCTGCTCAAAAAGCTTTTAACAACCGCAAAAAAGACGCGATTTCTAAGGTTGAAATAGTGGAAGGGTAAGGAAAAAATAATGAATAGTGCGATAGCTTTTTTTGTTGGGTTTATCATTGGATGTGTTGGTTTTTTGTTGATAAGAAATATTTTTGAAAAGTGGCATATTGCAAAAATGATTGAGGCAATTGAAAAAGCGAAAAATAAAAATAGGGATATCTATTATGCCGAAATGAGATGCCGGAAGGCACGAGAGTTGCTGCGGCTAGTTCGAGAAAAAGAAGATAAAAAACACTAAAAGCTTTTTTTTATGAATTTGTGTATTTTTTCAATTTTGCAAGCGTCTTTTATTGTTAATAGAATAACACTTATAAATGTATGATAAGTGTCGGAATATTCATCTATTTGCTTATCATCATATTTATTTCGTTTTTCTATTAAATCAATATAATTTATTAAATCATCAACATGTTTTTTTACATCTGCATTAAAAAACATTTCGTCTTTGCAAACATAAAAAGCAAAATCTAAAGTCTTTTCTCTAAAATATAAATCTCTGTCTTCAATCGGTAATCTTTGTAATTCTATAAAAACAGGACGCAATTTAAAAAGCTCTTTTTCAAGGTTCGCATAGGCAGTAAAAATATTATTTATCAATCTATCCATTATGAAAATTTTATTTTCATGCTTGCGATTACTCAAAAACAAAATCAAGCTAAAGGTTTGTGATATAATCGCTCCAAGGATAGCGGTAAAAGCCGGCTTTTCAAAAAGCTGCAAAATAAAGTTTTTCATTTCACAAAATAGTTACTTTATGCCGTAGCGTTTGGCGATACTGTGCGTTTTATAACGCTACGACATCATATACATACAATAAGCGGTTGTTCCCGCAACCCCTTCCTTAAACACGCGTAAAGAAAATTTACCCGCTAGATATTGTTTCAATTTTTCCGCATAATCTTCACGAACGAGCATTTCGTCCCAAGAATAATTGCCGTTATATTCCGTCTCCAAAGAATTACGGACTATTTGTCTAAATTCTTTATAGGTCAAATCTTTTTCACTTGCCATTTTCCCATCTCCCCCGTTATAAAGCTATCTCTATATTTCATTGCTTCGTCATAGGCATCATCGCCAGAAAATTTTTTAACGCTGTTTTTTATAGCATCCCAGTTAGTTTGTTTTTTTTCACCCGTGTACACATAAAACACAACATCTTCGAGTTCGTCTCTTTTTTCGTCCCAGCCTGTAGGTGCATATTCTTTGTTAAACTCACAATAAGAAACTGGATGGAATCCGTTCCGTGTATAAAATTTATGATTGCCAGAAAAGCTATCTAGTTTTATACCGCCATTTTTTACGGCGTGTTCCATTAACTGCACGCCGTGCGTCGCTTCGTCTCGAACGTTTTTGCAGACGCTCACAATATCGCCATTAGGTTTAATAGCAACGACTGAACCCTTGCGTGTGCTAAAAGTTGTTATAGTAGTATATTCATTTTCTGAATGAATGTCAACCCTCCAAGCTTGGGTAGGGCTAACAGTCTTTTTTGCTTCGGTGATATTTTTGTAAAATTGCACGCTCCCAACTTTTGCAAGTTTGCGGTCTTCCTTTATGCCCGAAAAACTAAAATCATTTAACCCCAACGCGTTAGCTGTTTTTTCAATCACTGTTTTTAGCCCATATTTTTCCGCCCGCTCTATCATTGTGTCGGTTAGCTTCCAAAAGCTTTCTTTGTCAAGCGGGTTGCCTCCGAAACCGTTAGCAAGCGGGGCGGGGTTTTGCGGTTCTGTGATTTTTATTTCTCCAGTTTGCAATTCGTCAGGATAAACCGCCCTGAAAGTCGTTCGGCAATTAAAATGATACGGCGGAAAACCTACGGTACTCCAAAAAGCGTCGTCGGACTTTATAGCCTGTCTTCCGACTTCGTTCATTAGGTTTGTGCATATATCGCTCATCCTGCTATCTTCCATAAACAAAAGCTCCCAAGCGGGCGGCGTGTTGTTTTTGTACTGCATAAGGCGACCCGCGTTATACGCCGATTGAATGTTGGTGCCTTTAGTACCTCTGTTTGCATTCTTTATATCCGCAGAATGATTTTTACCTGCTGCACGAAAGTTTGCTTAGCCATAATATCTCCTTCCTCTTCCTTGGACAGCAAGCACGCCAATGGTGTGTCTGTCTAACAGTCGGATATTTTTCCACCAGTTGAACGGACGTGCAGCATCAGTTCAACTACCGCTTAACCTGCATTTGTGGCTTTGCCGATGCGTGTAGCGAGGCAAAGTTGCACAACAAGTGCATGAAGTCTTTTAAATAAACTACAATAGGTATACATACTTATACTGGAACATCTAGAATATACCTATTGTTTTACTGATAGAATACTATTTCTTATATTTTATAGCTAAACCTGACATTATATAAACCCGTTTATTATAAAATATTCCATAGCTCGATTTTTCATAATCGAGTGATAAGTTAATAACATCATCTGCACCAAATTCAGTCTTTGCTTTTTCATATAATTTACTGTTTATTTTTCGGTCGAAAGTCTGTTTCGATTGGTTCCAGTACCCGCCTGCATTCATGCAGGTCAATCTAACATCATTTCAACTAAATTTACTTGTTATTATATGAAAAAAAAAAAAATAAAGTCCAGTATTTTTGGAGAAAAAGCTAAAAATTTATCAAAAAAGTTTTCTTGCTCTGATTGAGCCATGCGGTTTTTTACGGCGAAAATAAACGTGCTTTGAGACGGTGAAGCTGCGAGAAAGTAAAGCATTTAGAGACTTTTTACAGGCTTTTTTCTTATTTTTTCACGAGGCTGCCTCGTGTAGTACTGAAACATGCGACCTATTGTAGTGCTACACGAGACCGTCTCGTGTAGTACTGAAAGAGGTCATCTATTACGGCACAAATAGGGCATCGATTCTAGCCGTAATACATGACCTATTGTAGACGTTATGTTAGATAAAAATATACTTAACTTTCCCAAAACCCACACCGCAAGCTTGAGTCAACTTTTTCTGTACGTTCGAGACAGAAGATACAAAGCATTCATAAAAAGATTTCTCAACGCGACAGTTTTTAGGCGTTAAGTTTGTGTCCCCACTGGCGCGCTTGCCAGAGCTGGTTACAAGCTATTCTTCGTGTTTATATTCTTCAGATTCGAGCAAGTATTTTCGATGCGACCAATCGGGGAAAGCTTTTAGCATGTGCCGCACCAACACAGATTTTTTCGCGAGGAGCATTTTCTTTTCGTTCAAAAGGCTTTTTAATTCTCCGTCAGCTTTACCTTTTATCGCTTGCTCAAGCTCAGAAACCTTTTCGTTCGTTTTAATTGTGTATCCTGCAATTTGCACACCGAGACTGTCGGACAGCTTTCGTATCTTTTGCGTAATTGCGTTTAGACGTTTGAGTTGCTTGTTCAACTTGAGAATATGCATTACCGTAACAATCGTGTCGGCAAGTAACATCGCATAGGCAAACGCCAACATAACAAACACAAGCAGCCGAGGCAAGACAGTGAGCATTTTCACCACAACTGGATGAATATAATCCACCAAAAATATACAGCACACGCCCCACATCAGCGAAAACATCAGGCAAACGTAGCCTCCAATATTAAAAGGCCGATGCGAGTAATCCCACCAACGTTGACTAAAAATTTTGTCCAGCAACCAGCCTCCAATCAACTCGATACCACTGGCAAGTAAAACAGAACACACAAAAAGCACGAGCTTGTTGTCCTTCACTGGAGCGAGTGCGACGATAACACCCACAGCCCCGAACCCATAAATCGGACAAACTGGCCCGAGCAAAAATCCGCGGTTTACAAACTTGCCACTTTTCACAGCGGCATACACAACTTCCAGCACCCAACCCAAAAATGCATACACAATAAAAAACGCAAAATACGAATACATGGCAAACCCTTTAATATCTTAACAATTGTTCGCGGAGGCTTTAGTGCAAAAGGCAAAAGTTGTAACTTGCGTTTTGCGTCCGAAGTCTGCGAGCTTAAAAGTATATCAAAAACTTCAACGAATAGCAATACCGTTTTTTTTGCAAAATCCTCTTGTACATAATCGCCACGTTATTGTTTGCAAGTCGCAAGAATTATTGTTTTATGCATTGACACAAGAGTTTTTATAACATATAATATTCACGTACTGACTAAAATCGGAGGCAGCGTATGCAGGACTTTTTCTTTTCGTACTTTTGGTTAATTGCTTTTGTAGTTTTGATTATTATCGAAACAATGACATATAACCTTGTAACAATTTGGTTTGCTCTTGCTTGTATTCCGCTTATGTTTTTGACGGAACTTGCGTGGCATTACCAGCTTTTAATTTTTGTGTTGCTTTCGACTTTGCTCTTGCTTTTGACACGCCCCCTCGTTCTCAAAAAGCTAAAACAAAAAAAAGATCCGAACAAGCTTGTCGGTAAAAAGATCACCGTTACAAAGAAAATCTGCGTGCAGCAAAGCGGTGAAGGTAAAATGCAAAACGGCGTTACTTGGACTGTTGTTTCAAGCAACGGGGGCGAAATCGATGCTCACACATTGTGCGAAATCGTCCAAGTAAATGGAAACACGCTAACTGTAAAACCAGTTTGATTTATCGCTCAGCTTCGTTTATAAATTTTAATTATTTTAATTACTGAAATTTAAATATTTAAATCCTCTTGCAAAAGTTTGTTTTTCATAATATAATTTTGTTATGAAAACAGA